GATCCCGACGAACGCAGTCTCGAAATCAGCGGCGGTTTTGAGTGCGGCAGCGCCAGCGGCCAGCATGGGAACAGTCAACCCGAGCGTGAGTTGATTACCTAGATTGCTCAGTTGCCGCGCCGTGTTGTTCGTGTGCTTCACGGACTCGGCAAGCCCGCGCACGAAGTCTATGTTATCTGCGGTCAGCTTGATGACCAGCGTTGCTATAGGACTAGCCATCGTGTGTCCCCTTGGACCTCTCAGCCTCGAGGGCGACGCGCAGGGTCATCTCCGCAGAGTCCATGCGGTCGAGGAGTTCCCGCATAGTGCATCCCAAGCGTTCGGACAGGACCAGGTAGAAAGCTAGCTCGGGATGCTGTCGGAGTTTTTTGCCGCGTCCTCTGCGGCTTCCGCATGAAGCCCGCTGAAGCGCAGGGCAAGCAGCGTGAGCCGAAGCGCGACGACCGGGTCCAGGTCTGCGAGTTTCCCCGCGTCCCCCGGCTCGAAGATCCTCAGCCGCGTGTCGGGATCCCGGAGTGAATCAATCAGGATCTCCGGCATCCGGGCGAAAATGGCCGCCGTGCGGCTAGCATCGCTATCAATCCCCGCCAGCGCGCCGATCAGTTCGCCCCGCAACTTCGCCCCGATGCTCGCCACGAAGACCCGCGCCGATTGTTCGGGGACTTCTACGTCCTCTCCCGGAATCCGGCGCGGGTCCAGAAATGCTTCTCTCGCTCCCACTCATCCCTCCATTACGGGGTCACGTCACGCGTCAGGGTGCCGTTGCCAACGAAGTGGCACTTGAATACCGCGGGATCACCCACGGCCCCATCAAACGGCGCCCACGATTCCAGGATCATGTTCCCGCCCCATTCGGGGTTCGTCGCGCCCTCCACCGCAGTCTCGGGCGCGCCCAGGAACGCGGAACTCGCACCGAAAGCCGTATTCAGAACCGGCTCAACCACGCTGGCGTCATTCAGAAGCTCGCAGTCGAGGCTCCAGTCCTTCAGCCCACCCGTCATGCGAGCCTTGAAGGTGGTAAGCGCGCCCGTCACGCCGAAGCAGGTCGCGTCCGGCGTGTCCACCGACAGATTCAGCGTCGTGCTCCGGCAATAGGCGGAAAGGAGCGTCCCGGCGACGCTGATCTCCACATTCTTCAAGACAAACACTGCCATCTCCGTCTCTCCTCTCTCGATCCCCTATATGATCCCGAACGTGACGATGAAACTGAACGTATCGTCCGCGCTAACCGTCCAGACGGCGCGCCACCACACCTCGCCCGCTCCCGGCCCCGCCACGGGAGTTATCCACTGCGCCCCAACCGCAGTCTTCGCATCAAATGTCAATCTCGTCTGCGGGCTGGGGAAGTTCTCGGCCGTGTCGCTCTGGATGGTCACGCCGAGCGACGGGGTGACACCAGTAACAGACGTGACGTGCAGTGCGGCGTAGATTCTCTGCGTACTTAGCGCAGTGCCTACGTTGTAGGCCGTGCCATTGGCCCCGGCCGCGGCGTTCGTCTGATTCGCCAGCACCGTGCCATAGATGACTTCTCCCGTTGACTGCCCGCTCACGTCAAAGTCTGCCGGCTCCCCAACGGGCCCGAGCACGCGATAGTCCACGCCCACCGAATTGAAACTCCAGGCATGCTCTCCAGCGGCCCCCGTCACCGGGCAGATCGTAACGACCTTCGACGCGCCCATGCTGGCATCGAGAACGTCGTCTACCTGCGGGCTTGCGCTATTCGCCTGCCAGAAGCCGTGATGCTTCATGTCGGCTTCTTTGATCCCGGCGATGCGAGAGCGGAACACATCCGTCGTGGTGCTGAATGTCGTGGTGTCGAAGGTCGGGACGGACAGCCCCAAGTTCATCTGATTCATGTCGCCCGACAGGTTGTACCCATCGACGTAGAGCTTGCAATTCTTGTAGACGTAGATAGCCATTACTCACTCCCCCGCGGGCGCTCGACCTCAAAGCCGCAGCGCCTACACTTCCACCGCTCTACGGTAAACGTCGATTGATCCAGCCTGTCTTCTGTCGGGTGCTCACATGGCTTCTCCGCTTCCGGCTCCGTCATCGCCAGCGCCGCCTGCACCGATGCCGCAACCCCGTCCAACTGGAGAAGCATCGACTCCAACTGCTTACGCAGCGCTTCAACATTCATGCTCACTCCAGGTGCCAGATGATGAAGTCCATCGAGATTTGCCACCGCTCCGTATCCGGGTCGTAGATGTCGGTATCCCCCTGGAAGTAGGTATCCTGGATGATTACGGTCTCGACCGTCCCGCTCCAGCGTTGCAGGCAAGCAATCACCTGCTCGGCTACGGCCTTCGCGCTCGCGTAGGTCGCCCCCCATGCATCGACCTGGATGCGCGGGGATGCGAGACCGGGATCGTCAACCATGGCGTGTATCCGCTCCCCGCTGACGCGCCGATACGTCACGGCCGGGAGGGCGATTCCCTGCGGCACCATGAGCGGATATATCTTGTCCCCAATCAGGTCTCCTAGCCCGGGATGATCCTCAAGCGCAGATACCAGGGCTGTCTCAAGCAGCGCCACGGCCAGACCCCGCGGGCCGCGCCCGAGACTGCGACCGCTGCCATGCCGCTACGCGGCGGGCTAGAAGTGCGCGCGACTGCTCCCGCCATTGGTTCCGCGTGTACCAATCATCCGCGGCGCGGCGGATGTAGGAGCGCGCCGGCGTGGCCGCGTGCGCGCGATGCGTCTTTCCCTTGTAGCGGCCAACGACACCGCCCGCCGCGCCGGTCGAGTAACGCCGCTCACCGGAAGAGTAGGCTCGCGTGCCGAACTCGACGAAGTGCCAGTACCAAGCCCCGCCGCGCTTCGTATCGATCGTCACACCTGCGTGTGGGTTATCCCAATCCACGGTCGTTGCCTTCGGCTTTATCGACATCATCAGCGTTCCGCTATCCACAGGCGCGTTGCGCTTCACAGCTGATGCATAGACCTTGGCACCTTCATAGAGGGCCGCGCGCATGGCTTTGCGGCGGATTTCGCGGTCCATGGAGTTCAGCGCCGCCGCGACCTGCTCAACCCCGAGTACCTGGACCCCGACTCTCACGTCGTCACCCATTCCGAGCAGAGTAGGACCAACTCCCGGTGCTCCTCGCGCTCGTCAATGATCCTCTCGATTCGAAGGATCCTGGTCCCATACAGCACGCGCATTTTCGGGGTCACGCCGGACTTGTAGCGCATTCGCACTTCGTGGATGATCTCGGCATTCACGGTCTGCGCCTGGAACCGCTCAGATCCGCTGAATGGGGCGACTTCCGCATACCGCGTTGCATGGGTTCCCCACGATGGTATCGCCTGCCCCAAACTATCCCGCGTTTCCGTGGGAGTCTGGATTGTGATCCGCTCTCGATAACGTCCCGCTCGTACCATCTCACCACTTCGGCACGATGTAAGGACCGATGATCCAGCCATAGGCCGCGGGGGCCGGGATCTCTGTCGCGTTCGTTCCCACCATCAGCGTCTCTCGATGCTCATACCACGTTCCGACTAGCATCTTGAGCGCATGCCGCAGGCTTTGCGGTACTGATCCCGCAGTCCCGTATCCACAGGTGAACTCGATCTTGACCGCATTCAGAATATCCCGCGTGTCAGGCCAGACCTCTCCGTATGCCGGGAGGAGTCGGGCGCGTTGGACCATGCTCGTGTCCCCGTCGGACTGGAATTTCCCCGCGACCCATTCCGTCGATACCCCACTGGTATTCGTATAGGTAATCTTGTCCACCGTTGCCAGCGGCGGCAGGGGAAGGTAGATCGGGTCGTTGCTGTAGGCCGGGAATGAATCCAGCCAGGCGATCCACTCCTGCGTGCAGAGCGCGCGCCCGGTGTCAGACTCGACCCTCTTGCGGGCCGCGATCCCCAGTTCTGAGATCAGATCATCGTCCGTCGTGTCTTCGACCCGCGCGTGGAGCTTGAGGGCCGCTAGGCTGACCGGCTCCTCGGTTGGTTCGACGGCTAGTTCAAGCCGCATCGGTATGCCCTTGTTTCGAGAGGCCGGACCATCTGCGTCTCCCCGATCTCTCGGGTGATTACCCCATCCAAGATCATCCGCCCGATCAGGGATGGATCCGCGATGATCGGGGTTCCGGCCGGGACAATGATCCCGGGTGCAATCTCAAAGTCGTATGCCAGGATGACTTTCCGCATGTTTACCAAATGCTGATGTATAGGTTCGCATAGTTCTGCCCGGCCGTGAAGTTCTTGGCCTGGATCACCGATGCGGCCGGAATGTCGAGTCCGGTCAGATGCGCTGCCGTGCCCGCCAATAGGTAGAAGTGCGGCATCACTCCGCCATTGAGACTGAGGATGCCGTCCTTGGTTGTGATCATGTAGAACAAGTGCGAACACCGGCGCGGGGCGGTCAGGATCGTGGTATAAGTATCCGCCCCAGCGGTATCGAATCCGGTGGTTGGAAGTCCAGCATGCTCACTTACCTGGAGGTGCCCGTCGATAATCGGAGACAGATTGCCGGATTGATCGATGAGCATGGATCCGACCTTGAGCGGAAATAGCCATTTCTCACTGCCGGTGCCGATCCCCTGGACAATCCATTCAATGCCGGTCGATGCGTCGATCCCGATGGTGAGCGGGAGTGTTCCTGGCATTCTATCCCCCTATCGGATCTGGAAGCACCGGACCCAGTTCACCGTCAGGTTCTCGTTGTTCGCGGCACCATTCTTCACACCGAACACCGGACGCATGGCCGCGGTCGGGAGATAGGTTCCCGTGGACGTAATCTGCGCGCCATTCAAGAAGAAGGTGGCGAGGTTGTTGCTATATGTGCGAATGCCGAGGCGGACCGGCGTACCGGCCACTCGCGTTGCTAGGGCCGTCAATAGTGTCTGATTCGCAGCCTGCGTGGCGATTGCGTTCCAGGTAGTTCCACCATCGACCTTGTAGAACGCGAGGCCGTCGAAGTTCGCAGAAGGACCACCCCCATTGCTCACCAGAAGATCGTCCGTCCCGACGGATGAGAGGCCGGCAATCACGTTGATATCATCGGTGTTGGCTTCGGCGAAACTGACCTCGCACTCGTACCAGAGATCCTTGCCCG